CAGTTCAATTTTATCTATCCCATCACCCATCTCCAGCAAAAGTAGCTAGAGCAAAGATTGAAGCATTTAAAGATGATGCACAAATTGATTTTGATGAAATTGATTTTTTATTACCAGCTGCTAAAGCAGAGTTAGAGAAAACAATTGAGGATGAAGGTGCTAGTTCCATACTTAACGAACTTGATGTAGAAGGGTTCTTAGACCTTGATGAAGAGGCTCAAGAATTATTAATGCCTACACCACAACTTGGAGAATATAACCGAGCTGAACCAGTTGAAGGTAATTGGCAAAAGATACCTAATCAAATAGGTTATTACGTTTATAAGAATGGAGAATGGCAAAAGTCAGGACAGAGGGGCA